CGCAGGTCTCCGGGATGCGGATCGCTGTCGAAGTTTTTATAACCGCGCACAGGTCATCGCCTCCTCAGAACATCTTTTCCGGATCGCGGTACGGATACAGCAGGCTGTCAAAGGCCATGCGGGTTGCCTTGTAGGTAGTCATGTCCGGGATATCCCGGTTTTCATAGTAGAAGCTGGTCATGAGGATGACTGCCAGCCGGACAGGTTCAGGCACATCCGTTTCGATGGGTGTTCCTTCCTCATCCACGGGCTCAAACTGAACCCGGCAGTAATCCTCAGCGGCAGTCTGCGCCTGTTTGATCAGGCTTTCGATGTAGGCGTCCTCCTCATCGTGCTGAATACGCAGATGGGTTTTGACCTCATCGACGGTGACGATCATCAGGGATCACCTGCCTCCTGTGCCAGCAGCCCGGCAGTGCGCAGCGCGGCAAGCAGGCGGTTGTAGTCCTCCCGCAAGGCAGCTACGGTGGTTGCCTCGCTGTCAGCCAGAAAAGGCAGTGCTATAACCGGGTTTCCGGCGGGCAGATCGAACAGCCCTTCACCGCCTTCCACGGTCGCGCCGGGCAGAAAGGTCAGCTTCCCGCCGATCACCAGTTCATTACCGCCGTGGGCAAAGTAGTTTTTGGTATTGCTCATCTGTTTTCACTTCCTTCTGGAAAGGGAGCCACCCGCGAAGGATGGCTCCCTGGTCGTTACGCCTGCTGCAGCACTTTCACGGCTTCAGGCAGGATCAGCTTGCCGTCCACACGCTGGGAAGCGAGGAAGCCGACCTGGCCCGTGGGAGCGTAGAGCTCGTTCAGGCGCTTGAAGCTGCGGCCCTCGCGGTCAGCCACCCAGTAGTAGTTCAGATCGCCGAACAGGACGGTCTTGGCACCAGCCGCCAGCGCGGGCATGAAACCGGAGGTGTAGACCGGACGGTTCAGGATGGTGTCGGGGGTTCCGGCAGTCACGGAGGGCTGCCAGATGTAATCGCCGCCGCCAGTGGTCTTGAGCTTCCGCAGAGCCTTCACGGTCGCGTCGTTCATGATGAACACGGCGTTCCGACGGTACGGAGTGCGCAGGCTGTAGAACAGATCCATCACCTCGTCAAAGGTGATCTTATCCGCAGCCGCAGCAGTCGCTCCGGTTTCAGCGCCGCCAGTCGCGGCCAGGATGCCCAGAGGACGTCCGGTGCCATTGCCGGTGAAGAAGGCTTCCTCTTCGGCAGCGCCGATGCGGCGGGCAAACTCACGGGCAATGTAGCTGGGAACATCGAAAACGGAGTCGTTCAGGAGTTCCTCAGATACCTTGATCATGGTCGCCAGCTTGTACGCGCCGATGGAAACCTGGCCGAAGGTGTCGTCGCTCTCGGGATAGGCAGCTTCCTCATCGATCCAGCTTGCGGTGCCCTTGGACGCGACCACGGGGATCTTCCGTTCGCCGGAAGAGGTGTGGATCACATGGGCCAGCTGACGGAAGATGTTCTGCTCTTCCAGCGCTTCGATCAGGGTGCGCTCATACTCGTCAGGGACGAGATAACCGCCCTCGGTGTCGGTGCCGACGTGCAGGGCATTCAGCACTTCATGGGGAACGGACTTGTTCCGCATGACCTTCCAGAAGCTGGTGTTGTAGTCCTTGGTGCCGCGTCCGGTCTTGCTGACGGGTTCCTCGTCCAGCCGGGTGACCGGCGCGGAAGCCAGCGGCTTGCTGGTGGCCTTGGACATCTCCACATCGAGGGCTTCCAGCTTTTCCAGCCGCACGACCTCCTTGCCGAGCTTGTCCACTTCATCCATCATCTTGTTGAAGATGGCGTCGTCCTCTGCGGACAGGGTGCCGTCCGTGCCGCGATGGCTTTCCAGAAAAGCCTTGGCGGCGTTCCAGGTCTGTACGCGCTTGTCGCGCAGGTTCATGAGTTCATTCATAATGATCATCCTCCTCAAAGGTACTTGGTGCGCTGCAGGTGGGCTTCCGCTTCCGCAGCAGGTACACGGTTTTCGTCGACCGGAGCCTTTTCAGGCTCAGGCTTGGGAACGGAAGCCATCACGCGGTTCATGAGACAGGCCGCTGCCGTCTTCCGGGCAAAAGAAAAGCCCGACACGTTTTGGGTGTCAGGCTGCGCATCGCCCTCGGCGAACATGACCTCGTCACAGAAACCGAGTTCCTTGGCTTTCCAGGCGTTCATCCACGTTTCGCTGTCCATGAGATGGCTCAGTTTGGTACGGGACTGACCAGTCTTGATCTGGTAGGCGTTGATAATGCTCTCTTTCACCTCGTCCAGCAGCTGGATGGCTTTCCGCATTTCATCGGAATCGCCCATAGCTGCGGTGAAGGGATTGTGGATCATCATCATGCTGGTGGGGCTCATGCGGACATGAGTGCCCGCCATGGCAATCACACTGGCAGCGCTCGCCGCCATGCCGTCGATCTGCACGGTGACATCATGGGGATAATCCATGAGCATGGTGTAGATCTGACTGGCCGCGATGCAGTCGCCGCCGGGGCTGTTGATGTGGAGCGTGATCGGGCCGTCCCCGGAGAAAAGCTCCTCCTTGAACATGGCCGGAGTCACGTCGTCCGCAAACCAGCTCTCCTCAGCGATCACGCCTTCCAGATAAAGGGTGCGGGTCTCATCATCGTTTTTGACCCAGTTCCAGAAATGACGCATGGGGATCACTTCCTTTCACGGGAGCGCTGCTCGGCTGTCTGCGTCGGTTCAGCCGGGGTCTGCGCCTTCATGGCGGTTGTAATGGGGATCATGTTGCCGTTGACCAGATAGGCGTCGCCGCCTTCATCCTTCGGGATTGGGTTCTGGTTCTCCAGCGCCCGGATATCGTTGGCGCTCATCCAGCCGTTCTGGCGGGCAATAGCATAGCCCTCCATCCGGGATTTGTAGTCGCCGCGCATCAGGCCGTCGATGTTGAACTGCACATAAAAGCGCCCCTTCTCCTGATCGGTGAAGAGAGCGCGGTTCATGGACTGTTCAATTCGGACGAGCCAGGGCCGGATGGTGTGTACGGCAAAGTCGATGCTCTGGTGCTCAATGTTCGAGAAAGTAGCGTGCTCAAGGTTGCCAGCCAGATGAGGCGGCACCCGGAAGATGCGGCAGATCTCATCTACCTGGAACTTCCGCGTTTCGAGGAACTGTGCCTCGTTGTTCGGAATGCTCAGGGGCGTGAAGGTCATGCCCTCCTCAAGGATCGCCACACGGTTGGAATTGGAAGAGCCGCCATAGGCTGAATTCCAACTTTCCCGAACTGCCTTCGGATTTTTCACCGTGTTCGGGTGCGTCAGGATGCCGGAAGGCCGGGCACCGTTGGAGAAGAACTTGCTGCCGTATTCCTCGGACGCGATGCCGAGGCCGATAGCGTTTTTCTCCAGCGCAATGGGACTGTAGCCGATGATGCCGTCGAAGCCCAGGCCGGGAATGTGCAGGATGTCCTGCGGCTTGATCACCACGGTCTTGCCGTCGCTGGTGGTATAGGTGTACGTCAGGTTGCCCTTGCTGTCCCGATCTACATCCATGTGATCCGGGAGCAGCGGATAAAGGCCGACCACAGTGTTCTTTCCGCTGCGGATGATCTGGCTGTAGCTGTTTCCGTAGAGAAGCAGATGCGCCAGCATGACTTCCCTGAAAACGAAGGAGGTCATTTCCGCATTCGGTTCATCATGGAGCAGATGGTACAGCGGATGATCTCCGGCTTTTAGGTTGCCGTCATCTGTTGCCTCATATACACCCAGCGGCAGGCTGGCCACTGTTTCCGAAATCACCCGGACACAGGCGTACACCGTAGAAAGCTGAATAGCTGTCTGGGCAGTGACGGATTTGCCGGAACCGCTGGTGCCGAAGTAGAACAGCGGTGCAGCGCTGACACTGTCCCGGGGCTTATCCCGCGCACGGAACAGTGCGGTGAATGGATTCTTCATGCTGGTTTCCTCCTTATAATCCTGATCCGGTTTTCCTGTCGTGGCATTCCTTACAGAGCGGCTCCCAGTTTGTCTGATCCCAGAACAGCCGCTGGTCTCCTCGGTGCGGAATGATGTGATCCACCACTGTTGCCGGGACGATCTTACCCTCCGCCTGACAGAAAGCGCACAGCGGATGCTGCTTCAGGAAAAGAGCGCGGGCCTTGCGCCAGCGGGCATCATATCCACGGGCATCTGCACCGCCGCGCAGCCTGTCGCTGCTCCATTCCACATGATCCTTACAGAACACCTGACCCTGTTCGCAGAAGCCCGGACATCCGGGATAGCGGCAGGGTCTTCTTGGCTTTTGGGGCATTTTGCACCTCCGTCAGATGATGAGTAGCCCACGGGTATCGTAGACGGATTCACCGCCCTGATTCTTCATGGCCCTGTCCAGCGCCATGACCAGAGCGACCGCGCCGTCCACCTTTTCCGTAGACTTTTCCTTATCGATTTTCAGGTTCCCGGCAGGATCGGTGCGCACGAAGGCATTGTCCATGTTCCACCGGAGCACCGGATGCCCGCCATGATTCAGCTTCCGCTCCAGCACGATGCGCATCAGTTCCTTGGTCGGCGGGCTCATGTCCCGGAAGCCCTGACCGAAGGGCACCATGTTGAAACCGTCATCCTCCAGGGTTTGCACCATCATGGTGGCGTTCCAGCGGTCGTAGGCAATTTCCCGGATGTTGAACCGTTCGCCCAGCTTCAGGATGTACTGTTCTATGAAGCCGTAATGCACAACGTTTCCTTCGGTTGTATGCAGGAAGCCCTGCTTCTCCCATTTGTCATACATCACGTGATCCCGGCGGACACGCAGCTGCAGCGTATCCTTCGGAAGCCAGAAGTGTGGCACTACGATGTATTTCTCATCCTCATCACGCGGAGGGAAAACCAGTACCATAGCGGTCAGGTCGCTGGTACTGGAAAGGTCAAGCCCGGCATAGCAGGCACGGCCTTCCAGTTCATATTCATTGACAGCCCCGCCGCACTCGTCCCATTTGTCCATGGGCATCCAGCGGATGGACTGCTTGACCCACTGGTTCAGGCGCAGCTGCCGGAACATGTTCTCGTCGGCAGGCGTTTCCTGTGCCTTGCGGAAAGCGTCCCGCACCTTATCGATGCGGATCGTCTTATCCAGCGAGGGATTGGCCTTGTACCAGTTCTTTTCATCCGTCCAGTCCGCATCGTCCGGCAAACCGAACAGCACGGGGTAGAAACGGGGATCATCTTTCCTTCCTTCTATAATGTCCAGCGCCTTCTGATGAACTTCCCAGCAGATGGATTCCCGGTCAGTGCCCGCCGTCGTCAGAAGAAACCACAGAGGCTGCTTCCGGGCGTCGCCGCTGCCCTGGGTCATAACGTCATACAGGGCACGGGTGGGCTGGGTGTGAAGCTCGTCGAAGATGCAGGCGCTGACATTCAGGCCGTGCTTGGTTGCCACCTCCGAAGAAAGCACCTGATAGATGCTCCCGGTCGGCTGGTACACCATCCTTTTCGTGGAAGGGATGATCTTGATCCGCTTGCTGAGCGCCGGGGACTGCTTCACCATGTCCACGGCCACATCGAATACGATAGCCGCCTGCTGGCGGTCGCTGGCGCAGGAGTAAACCTCGGCCCGCCACTCGTCGTCGTTGCAGAGCATGTTCAGGGCAATGGCAGCGCCGAGCTCGCTCTTTCCGTTTTTCTTCGGGATTTCGATGTAGGCGGTCGTGTACTGCCGGGTGGTGGGATCATCATCCCGCACGGTGCCGAACACATCCCGGATGACCTTTTCCTGCCATGGCAGCAGCTTGAAGGGCTGGCCGTGAAACTCTCCCTTAGTATGCCGCAGGCATTCAATGAACTGCGTCACCCGGCGGGCCTTCGCTTCACTGAACATCCTGCCAGCCTCCCTTCAGGACGGATTCCATCGGGTCGTCATCCGCGCCGCCGTCGCCGCTGTTGGCGTATAGCCGCGCCCGGCTGGCAGGCGTCAGGCCAAACTCCGCGCAGAAAGACTGCATGATCTTCTCGTTCTGCATGGCGATGCTGACCTGCGGCACCTGCTGCACATAGCCGCTGGGTGTCTTGAAGATGGTGCCGTGCTGGGACAGAAACTCTTCAGCTTCCCGCCATCGGGCATATGCTTGACAGTACCCGGCGAAAGCCTGCAGGTCATGTTCGGTGAGAATACCCATGGCAATCAGGGAGGGAGCCAGACGCTTCCATTCCTTCTTTGCTTCCGGCATCAGCCAGGACGGGCACTTCACATTGTCCTGCGGTGGCGTCGGCTCATCCTTGTTCAGGGGCCGTCTGCCCTTGCCCCGGTCGCCCTCCAGTTCTTTCAGGGCCGTGGGCAGGGGCTTTCTTCCTCTTACAGCCATCTGGTTTCACCTCCGTTTCTCTTGAAAAGTGTGTTTCTGCTGGCATGTTATGCCGTCTGTGTCGCGTCACTGTAGGAAATAGTGTGTCCGTCCCGGAGCACGGTAATCTCCTGATCCGGGTACTCCGCGTGGAAACGTTCGACAATGACGGTTGCATATTTCGGGTCAAGCTCCATCGTCCGGCAGATACGGTCGGTCTGTTCGCAGGCCATGAGGGTGGAGCCGCTGCCGCCGAACAGATCCATCACCACCGCGTTCGGTGCGCTGCTGTTCTTGATGGGATAGGCCAGCAGCGGGATCGGCTTCATGGTCGGGTGGTCGGCGCTCTTCTTGGGCTTGTCGAAGTTCCAGATGGTACTCTGCTTCCGGTCGGCAAACCACTTATGCTTGCCGTTGGGAAGCCAGCCGTAGAGCACAGGCTCATGCTGCCACTGGTACGGGCTGCGGCCCAGCACCAGACTGTTCTTCACCCAGATACATACGCCGCTGATATGAAAGCCGGATTCTTTGAAGGCCCTGCGGAAGTTCAGCCCTTCGGTGTCGGCGTGGAAGATGTACGCGCTGCCGCCCTCTGCCATATGCGCGGCCATGTTCTTGAAAGCGGCCAGCAGGAAAGCGAAGAACTGCTCGTCGGCCATGCTGTCGTTCTGGATCTTCTTTCCGTCGGCGGACTCATACGCCACGTTGTAGGGCGGGTCGGTCACGACCAGATTGGCCTTAACGCCGTCCATGAGCAGACCGACCGCTTCCGGACTGGTGCTGTCGCCGCACATCATGCGGTGCCTGCCCAACGTCCAGATGTCGCCTGCCTGCACATAGGGCGTGACTTCCTCCGGGTCGATGTCGCAGTCGTCGTCATGAACGTCCTTGTCATGCACCTTTGAGAACAGGTCGTCCACCTCGGCGGCGTCAAAGCCCGTCGCGCCGAGATCATATCCGGACAGTTGCAAGTCCTGCAGCAGTTCAGCCAGCGCCACAGGCTCCCAGTCACCAGTCGCTTTGTTGAGTGCGATGTTCAGGGCCTTTTCATCAGCGGGGTTTTCGATGTGCACCACGACGCAGTCCACCTCGGTCGCGCCTTCGGCTTTCAGCACCTTGTAGCGCTGGTGTCCGCCGACGATGTTGCCCGTCACCTCGTTCCAGACGATGGGATCGACGTACCCGAAGTCGTGCAGGCTGCGTTTGATTTTCTCATACGCGGGATCGCCCGGCTTCAGGTCTTTTCTGGGGTTGTATTTCGCAGGCTTCAGCCGCTCAATCGGCATGGTCTGCATGTTCAGGCTCGTATTCATGGTTCCTCCTTTGCTGTCCTCCATGGGATGGCATTTTTGTTGTGTGCCCGGCCCGATACCCCCACCCCCGAATTTGTCGGAAATCCGCACGTGAGTGGGGCGCGGTCTCCGCCAGGCACACACCGGGATCTGACCACCCCCTCGGCGGGCACACTTTGGGCGGCGGCGGGAAAACCCACCAGACCAGTGGACTTTTCCAGAGCAAAGCGCAGAAGTGTGCGCCGGGCGGACTTTCGCCGGGCAAAGCGGGAAAGTCCTGTGGGTCGGTGGACTTTTCCGGAGCAAAGCGGCGAAGTGTGCCGCCCACCGGACTTCACCAGAGCAAAGCGGCGAAGTGTGCCCGCCCGCCGACTTTCGCAGGGCAAAGCGGCGAAGTGTGCCCGCCCGGCGCTTCACCAGAGCAAAGTCCGAAAGCGGAACCGGGCGGCGGGTGTGCCCGCCCGGCGAAAAAAAACCGGGTTTTTTTCGGTTTTTTTCCGGGCTCCTACGCGCATGTATAAGCGGAAGAAAGCCCGCCTTTTTCGCAAAAAAAACGCTTGACTTTCCCGCCCGGCAGAGTGATGAATGTCCGCGCCG